CGGCCGGTACTGCTCCCTTATTTTGTTGCGCGTGGTTGTTTTCCAATCGATGACTGTGCCGGTTGCTGCGTCGAATAGGTCGCAGGAGCCTTCGACGTCTTCGCCGTTGAGCCGGAGTCCCGGCTTGACCCGTTCTTCGACGTGCCAGCGTGCTGCCGTGAGTTCGGGGTCGTCGGTGAAGCTGCGGATCTCCGCCTTGGCCATGATGTCGGCGAGCATCTCGTGGACCGCGGTCCCGACGAATGCTTTCCAGTTGACTGCCCCGATCCCGTTGACTGGCTGGGTGCCGGCGAGCTTGTATCCGATGCGGCGGTCGCAGGGGTTGCCGATCTCGCTCGGCCCGATGGACGTCTGGAGTGTGCGGGGCTGCTGGGCGATCGCCTGCTCAATGATGCCGAACAGTTCCGTCGCGAGGATGTCGGGGTCGATGTCGCAGCCTGCGTGAAGCCGACTGGCCCCGATGGTCGTCATCGGGAGTTGGCAGGCCCGGCAGAGGATGACGCTCATAGGACGATCACTGACGGGCGGTTCTCCGCGCAGCACAGGTTATAAAGCGCCGGGGCGAGGATCGTCTTGGCCCGCTGCGCATCGACCTGGAGTGTCGTGATCTGGGCGAGGACTTCCTTCGGCAGGTTCTCCGCCGCGAGTCCGGCATCGAACCGCTTAGCCCCAGCCCGAACGGTGACGATCTCTTCACCGTCGGGTGTGACGCCCCGCTCACCGACGGCGAGGTGCTTCTCGATGATCCGCTTGCATTCCGCCTCGCGGGTTGCGAGGTCTTTCTTCTCCTGGGCGATCGCTTGCAGATCGACCGCTGCGTCCAAGTATTCTCCGTCGAGTATCACGTGCTCATTCATTGTTTCTCCCGGTTGCTGTTTCCTGTTGGTCTCCGTAGCCGGCGGCTCGGAGGAGTTCGGTGAGTGTATCTAGTCGGATGATGACGGGCCATGAACCGATAACGGCTGGTCCTTGCCCGTCCATGCGGAGGACAGCGAACGCGAGGTCGCCGAGGGTGGCCCGGTCTGCCTGTTGTCTCATCGCGGCGAGCGGGTCGAATCCGCGCCTCGCCTTGACTTCGATGTCGATTCCTGGCATTCCCGTGATGTCGCTGCCCATCCGGCCGGCGCCGACTGGTTCCGCGTACGGCCAGCCGTTTGCCGTGAACCAGTCGGCGACGATCCGCTGACTGTTGTAGCCTCGATGCTTCCTCGATTGGCTCATGCTGCTCCTCGGAATCTGGTTGGTCGGCCGGCGCGCCTCGCAGCGGATCGGGCGATCTGGCATGTGCGGCAGGTCCGTCCAGTGCGCCCAAGCCGGTAGGTGTTGTCTGCCGTGAGTTCGTGTCCTTGGGGGCATTGGTCGGCTCGTGGCTGCCGGTAGGACTCGACGCGGCGGTCGATCGGTGGTGTGGGTGGTGTCAGCCCCTCGAACCACATCGCGTAGACGGCGCGTCTGCCGTTGCGGACGTTGCGGCTGACGGTGTCGTAATGCTGCCCGAGGAGCTGCGCCGCGCCCGCGAGGTCACCTGTGATCGACAGGGCGATCAGTGCCGTCGACATACGCGAGGGGAGGACGGCCATGACTTGCCCGAGCGCGAGGTTGTCGACGAGCCGATCCTCGAACTGTGTGTTCGCTGCGTCCAGTTCGTACCTGTCGAGCCAGAACGCTTGGAAGGATCGTTCATTGCTGCGTCCGTGATGGCGTCCCCAGTCACGTGCCTCGTCGTCGATCGCTTCCTTGCCGATTTGGATCATGTCGTTGTACCTGATGCGTTGCTCGTTACTTGCTGCGGCTTCGGCGATCGCCCCCCACGCGACCTCATAACGCTCGTCCATGGGGAGGACTTGACTCCAGCAGTGGAGCGCGGCGGCCCTCGATGCGTTGTCGATTTGGCCGACGGAGATCCGGCCGGTGTCGGCGTAGTGGAGGTTCATGCGTTCCACCTCGTGCCGGCGAACTCGATGCCGCCGTCGGCGGTGACGGCGAGGACGGCGAGGATGTCGACGAGGTGTTTGAACTGTCCCGGCTTGCGCATTGGGTCGTACATCATGACGTCGGCGTATTGGAACTGTTGCCCTGCCCAGGTCGCGAGGGCTTCCCGTTCCCACGCTGGCATCGTCTGCACTTCCATGATGCGTAGTGGCACGGCGAGGGCGAGGGTATCGCGGAGAAGGTCGAACCCAACGATGGCGGTCACGTCGTGCAGCTGACTGCGAGGAATAGGGCGAGGGCAACGATCCGCTGACTGTTGTAGCCGCGATGCTTCCTCGATTGGCTCATGCGATCGCCTCCGCGAATAGGTCGCCCTGCTCGTTCATTGTCAGGCAGGCAGGCGACATCCACAGACGCTCTCTGCGGCCGTTGTCGCTGCGCACGGAGTAACCTGCGCCGCGACCTGACTTACCAGCCATGACGCTCCATCCAGCGTTCTCTAGTTCCTCGTGCTCGTTGTCGTAACCGCAGAGCACGATCCGCATCAACGGGTCGGCTTTCGTCAGGCACCATTCGCGGACGGCGTGACTGACATCGGTATCAACGTGCGCGTAGAGGTCTCCGGACGTTGAGTAGGGCGGGTCGAGGAATACGGCGCGGCTGCCATCGCCCTGCGCACCACTGCGGGTGACTGATGGTTTCACGACCCGTTCCCAAGGCCCACAGGTGATTCGTACGCGTGTAAGCCGTTCGGTGAGTCGGTTGAGGTATGCGGCGAGCGCGCCTTGCCCGGCGTCCCCGAGGTGCGGAAGTTCACGGTTGACGCCTTTCCCGGCGTCCCCGAGGTGCGGAAGTTCACGGCGTACGCCTTGCCCGGCGTTCCCGAGGTGCGGAAGTTTGCGTAGATGCCCGTCGACGGTGCGCCATGGCCCAGGCCCGAACGGGTCGCCGATGCCGCAAGCGACGACGTAAAGCCACCAGCCCGCCGCTTTGGGGTCGTGCGCTTCGGGGTCGCCTTCAAGCCATGCTACGAGGTCGAGGGTGCGCCGTTCCTGTAGCCATGCAAGCCTAGCGTGATAGTCGATCTCCGTGACCGGACCGAAGGCAGCCTGGGCGACGGCACCGGGAGCGAGTTGCAGCGCCCTCCACGTATTGACGAGCCAGCCGTCGGCGTCGTTGATGGTTTCTACGCGTCGACCTGAGAAGTCTGGTCGGGCTAATAGGACGGCTGCGCTGCCCGCGAACGGCTCAACGTAGCCCGATGGGTCACCAAGTGCCCTCCACACTATCGGCGCTGCACGACGCTTCCCACCGAAGTACGGGAACGGTGCGATCAGGGGATCGCTCACGTCGCGCAGCTCACTGCGAGGACCAGGGCGAGGATGAGGATGGTGGTGATGATGAGGGCGGTGCGCATTCGCGTCACGTCGTGTCTCCTGCTGGTAGCGTTCGTGGTGTCATCCTCCCGGTTGGCGCGACCCGGCCCCGATCGAGCTTCCCCAGCTCTCGGGGCTGGGCTGTTTCCGCCCTCCGTATCGCCCGTGCGGCCTTCAACCGTTCGTTGTGGCAGGTCCGGCAGACCCGTGAAACGGTGGGCCGGTTGCTTCGCTTGTCGAGGCGCGTGGTGGCCTCGGTCCATTCGTGGCCGCGCTTGCAGTGCGTCGGCGTCGACGGGTTGAGGGTCGCGGCCCGATCGGCGACCAGTGGGATCGCTGCCCTATACCTGTCATATGCGAGGCATTCGATGCAGTCAAGTTCGTGCATGGCTGCCTCGCATCGCGGGCATCGGGTTTCACTCATTGGAGTGCCGTCTGCAATAGGGTTCGATGCCATGCAGCGTCCGGGTCGATTGGCATGGCGGCGAGCAGTGCCCGTGCCTGGTCAGCCTCGGACGATCCGGCTGCCCGTTGCTTCGCGATCCTTACTTCGCGCCTGCTCGGGAACGGGTCGAATTCGTCGAGGGCGAGGCTCGCGAGAGCGTCGGCGAGTTCCCTGCGGGTCGCTGGGAGCCTTTTTGCGAGGGCGGCCCGCTGCCGGTGGTCCATGCGCTGAATCTCGCCGGCGGTCGGGATGAGTATCGGCATCACTTGACCTCGTTCTTTATCGCTGCGACGGCTTCGCGTATCCACACTCGCGGGTTCCTCGTCATCCCTGTTGGGTCGATGTCGTAGTCCCAGTTCCAGTCGACCCCGGAGTTCGGGTCGTCGGATATTGCCTCTACCCGCTGCACGGCGGCAGCAGTGACCCGAGCCTCGCAGGCCCGTAGTTCGTCGCATATGCACCACGCTTCGGGGTCGGTAGGTTCACTTGCCCAGCATTCGGGTAGATGCTCAGTCACCTTGCACAATGGCGTTCCGTCGAGATGAATGAATGAATCGCCAGCCATGCTCGCCAGCCCTTGGCAGTAATGGCAGCGGGCCATCGTCCGGCCTCCTGCTCCTTCCTCAGTCATGGCTGATCTCCCTTGATAGCGTCGATGACTCGCCGTATCCACGACTGATCGCAGCGGCACCGCACGAGAGTCCGATTGCCAGAGTCCCACGTCACGATCTTGTAGTGCGGTTCACTCATCACTGTCTCCCTTGATAGCGTCGATGCAGGTATCCCTCAGTGCATACTCCGGCAGCGCCTCTACCCGCTGCACGGCAGCATTGAGCGCGTCACGCTGCCCCTGCTCGTAGGCGACCCGGCAGGCATCGAATGGGTCAGTCATTGCTGATCACCTCCGTCGGCGTCTTCGAGGCCGCAAACCGAAGGATGCAGTCCCACGTGCAGAAGTGTTGTGTGAGGGTGAGGATCGGCCAGTCGTCGATCCCGAGGCCGTTCGTCCACGTGGTGCAGCCCGGACCGTCACAATGCCACGCCCTACTCATCAGAGAACCTATCCTTCGTGGAGTCCTCATGCTCGTGGTCGCACTTCGGGCACGTCCACGTCGTGGTCTCGTTGGTGACTTGGGCGGTGACCCAGCCGTCGAAGTCGCACGGGTCATCATCGTCTCGCGGCTCGGTGCATTCGGCCCGCATCTGCTCCTCGTCAGCCTCGGGAGGGCTGGCGAGCTTCCAGTCGTCATATCGCGTCATTGCATCTCCTTGACAGTAGGTGTTCGATCGTTGTGAGCATTCGGAGTCCTTGCGCCCGGTACATCTTGCGGTGCCTGGCGAGGGTGAGGGTGTCGCTGGTGGCGCACCGCCACGTCGTCAAGGGGCAGTTGTGATCATGAACGAGGTTCCGGGCGAGGATGATTCGCTGACGGTCGGAGGTTTCACCGATCGCGACGAGCGTGATCGAGTCGACGAGTTCCTGGTCAGCGAATCCGGGGTCGATGGCTTGCACACCGTCCCACGTTTCGAGGTACGTGCGCCGGTAAAGGATGGGGTCGATTCGCAGGTCGGCGAGGCTCATGATGCCCTCGAAAGGATCTGCTGCACGGCATCGCGAGACAGTCCGAGCCTCCACCCGATCTGCTCCGCCGTGCCATAGCCCTGCTGCCGTGCTTCCTCGATGTCTTCCATCGTGATCCCTGACCCGCCGCCGGACACGCCGCGACGTCGTACATCGTCCGCCTCATGCTCCGGCTTGTCGATGAGGTCGTCGTCCCACGCGAGCGCCGGCAACCACCCTTTGGACTTCGCGATCGCTGCGGTGCGCTGGCTCGGTCCCGGCTGGTCCCACAGCCGTTCGTAGAGGTCGCGGATGGCGTCCTTCGTGCGGAGCCGGATCGTTGGGGTCGTGCCGTTCGTGATGTCTTGCACGGTTGTCGCGTGCTTGTGGCCGAGCTGCTTCGCGAGGTTCCGTGTCGACCAGCCATTCACGGCGAGTGCCTGAAGTCGTCGGCGGCTTCCGGTCGCGTCCGTGTAGGCGTCTCTGCGGTTGTCGGAGTCGATGCGGACGGCGAGGACACGGGCCAACGTCTTGGGCATCACTCTCGGGCGTGTGATCGCGTCGGCGAGAGCCTGGCGGCTCGTCCAGCCCGCAGCTAACGCAATCGCCTTGAATGACATCCCCGCCGCCATGAGGACGGCGACGTGCTCCCGTAGCGGGTCCGCGTCGACGAGTTTCACAACACCGAGGTACTTGTCTCTCCGCCATTCCTTGGAGTGTCGGGAGGCTTTCGCACGGCATGGGTCGCACCTGCATCCGTGAGCCGAGTAGGCGGTGAGTGTCCCGTGCTTCACGGCGTCGCCTCCTGGATGTCTTCTAGGCACTGCTGGGCGTCATCCATCAACAGGATGTCATTGGGTGCCGCTGCGATCTCCGCCTTGTCGCCACCGTTCGCCCACACGAGGACACGAGCAATGTCGTCGACGGTCACTTGGCCCTCCTGGCGATCCACTGGTCGATGGTGTCGCGTCGCCAGAGTGGCTTCTGGTCGACGACGTAGTCCGGGTCTGGCATGGCTCCGCCAGCCCGGTGGCTTTTGATCGTTTCTACGCTGAGGCCCATGAGGTCGGCGACGTCACGCCTGCTGAGGAGCACGTTCATGTTCGTCATGTTCTCACCTTATCTAGGGGAGTTCCAAGGTAGCGGGTGATCGTCGATCTTGTCTAGTCGATGGCTGAAAAAGATTCTCCCGAATAGTGTGTAAAGGGCTTGACACTACCCTGACAGGGTGACTAATCTAAGGACTACAAGAACAACAACCAGCCGGGAGGCACACCATGAACACCACCACCGCAACCGCCACCATCCCCACCTCTTACATCTTCATCTACAACGGCGAGACCCTGGCAGGCGGCGAGATCGTAGGCGATTACGCCTACGCGGAGCGCCGCCGCGCAAGCCTCGCAGCATTCTGCGGGGTGTACCCGTGGGAGATACAAATAAAGAAGCGCTGAGGCGCTTCACCCGCGCTGACGGTCCCCGTCGCGGTTCGACTCCGCGAGGCGCACGCAAGGCAAACCAACTACACAGAGGAGCACCAAATGAATCAGAGCATCATCACCGAGCTGGTCTGCATCGACTGCGGAGCGAATCTCATGCGCGACATCGCCGAGGACGGCGCACTGTTCGACACGGCGAAAGGCAACGGAGGCACAACCGCTTCCGACCCAACCGGCTTCGACTGCCCGGCCAACAGCTGGGTGGAAGCCGATTGGAACTACCGCTACGAACCGCACCGCATCAAGGACTAGCCCGGCCCGCGCCGACGGTCCCCGCCGGAGTTCGACTCTCCGGGGCGCACGCAAGGAACCCAACCAACAGAGGAGACACCATGATTCAGAACTTGATCACCGAGGGCACCTGCAAGAACTGCGAAATGAAGATCACCTGGAATGCCGAGACGGCCGACTGGGAGTCGGCCGACGAGCGCAGCTGCCAGCAGGTCGGCTCGACGATCACCTCGTTCTACCAGCAGCACGAACCCGCCTAGCACTACCCGCGCTGGCCCAGTGGCCTAGCCCGAGGAGCATCACCTCGCAGCGCACGCACCATCCCAACACAACAGAGGAGCAGCAATGAGCAAGAAGAACAGCAAGAGCAAGACGGTCATCTTCGCGTTGACGATGCCGAAGACCGAGATCCCGTTCACCCGGCTCGCGACCCCGCTGAAGAAGTTCGGGAAGCTGCGGGAGGACTTCGAGGTCCTGGGCCTGCGGGTCGAGATCGTCGACTTCAAGAAGTAACCGAGTGAGTTAGCCCCGGCCATACGGTCGGGGCTTTCTCATTTGTTGAAGTCGACACCGCCCCAGATACCGTGTCGTTCTCGCCGTTTCCTCGCGACCTTCAGGCACTGCGTCTTGACTTGGCATTCGCCGCAGATCCGGATCGCCTGGTGATGCTCGAAGGAGTGCCGGTCGGCGACGAACCACAGCTCGGGGTCGACATCCCGGCAGGCCGCTAGTTCGACCCACGGCTTATCCACGGCCACGGCCGGCCATGACGAGGAGGACGACACACACGGAAAACTCGATGATCATGAACCAGACCATGAACCCATGCTAGGTTGAAAGGAGTTGACCCGGTGAGATTCCGGCTCTTGCGCCCAATGTGTGCGCCGTCCCTGTCCCCCAGTGATCGGACAATCAATGCTAGAGAATCTGCTATTCGCCGCCTCCATGATCATCCCCACCGAACAACCAGCATCCAGCTCGGCCCGCATCGTTGCGACTGCGGCCCGCATCCCCGCCGCGTGGGAACCCTTCAGGGATTGCGTCGTGAACCGTGAGTCGCACGGGAACCCGCGAGCACAGAACCCCGTCAGCTCGGCCCAAGGGAAGTACCAGTTCCTCGATAACTCGTGGCGTCGCGGTGCCGGCTGGAATGTCTATAACCGGCTTCGTGACGCTGGGATGCCACGGTCGAAAGCAAGGGCGATCCTCGCTCGACTGCACGTCACACCGATCAAGCGTTGGCGTGAGGAATACCAGGACGCCGCGTTCGCGTTCGTGATCCTCATCCCGCGAGGTTGGCGACATTGGTCCGGTGTTCACGGTTGTGACCGTCTCGTCCCCTAGTTTGTAAAGGACTTGACACTACCGTGTCAGGGGGGCATAATTAAGACATGACAACGACGAAGCTCAGCATCGCGAAGGTACTCGACCGCGAGGGCGAGGGTTGCTGCCAAGAGTGCGGCCGCACCAATGTCCGCTGGGTTGCCGTTCTCTCTGATGGCTCAACAGTTGGCAGTGAGTGCGCGAAGAAGATCACGGGGCAGGTATTCAGCCCGGCGAAGTACGCGCCGCTTACGGGCGCCACTGAGATCGCCTCGGGCATTGACTGCGGCGCAACGTGGGCACTCTTTGCGAACGGCACACGCGGCATCCTCACACTCAACGGCTTGCCGCAGGTTGTCGGCAGCCTTGCAAGCGTGACAGCCGAATTCAATAACCGAACCAACTAGGGAGGATCAGAATGAATATCTACTACGAAGGAAAAATGATCGGCGAGACTACGCCTACGAGTGAGGGCATCTGGTATCGGTCAAGCATCAATGACGAGTGGGGATTTGCTAACACTCGCAAAGAAGCGTTTCGTGTACTAGTCGCATTTCTTAAATAACATAAATAGGGAGGAACACAATGACGTACAAGATCTATCACCTGACTCGGCTCATCCATTCGGCTGCGAGCCGTGACGAGGCACTCGTGTTTATCGAGGGTCGTGTCCGTAACGGGCAGGATCGCGACGATTACGAGATCCTCGACCAGTCCGACCTGGTCGCATCGTGACGATGACTGAGGCCGAGTACCTCGTCGAGGTCGCACGACAGTACCAGCTTAAACAAGCCGTCGCGGACGCGGCCCGCAACCATCTCGTCGACTCGATGAGACGCAATTATTCGAACGGAATGAGCATCGTCGAGCTCGCGAAGATCAGCGGTTTCAGCCGGCCGACTGTCATGAAGTACGTCCAGAACGTCACCACAGCGCCCGTAGAGGGCTGACCCGCTAATCTGGCACATTGATACGCCTCGCAGACTCCGAACCTCTGCGGGGCGTATTGCTGTCTCGGTACGATCACGGGATGACCTTGCGGGACGTAACCCTGACCGTGATGTGTGGCCCGCCCGGTGCAGGGAAGTCGTACTGGATCGCCCGTAACCGGACCACCGAGGAACTGTTGTCGACGGAGATGGTGCGCCGCATGTCGGCGATCGGCCGCCGATCCAGCCCCAACCAACTTGCGGGGATCAAAATGCTCGCCCCCGACCTACTCCGTCGAGGCCAGTCCGTCATCGTTGATGCTTGCTCGACGAAGGTTCAGGACCGCCGCGACTGGCTCAACATCGCAAGGTTCGCGTCAGCGCACACAAGGATCGTCATCGTCGACACCGACCTGGCGACCTGCCTCGCCCGGCAGGCCGAGCGGGGATCGGCTGGAGTGCCCGAGGGGATCATTCGTCAGCACGCCGACCGGATGCCCCACGCGATGACACTCATCCCGCTCGAAGGCTGGGAGGACATCATCACGATCACTGGTCGAGTCGAAGGCTCCCGTACGGTGTCCATGCCGAATGACCTAAATACTTGACGCCCCACCTTGGGAACTCGCGGGAGCAAGCATCAATCATGCCGCGCCGCACGTAGTCGTTCGATAGGCAGCTGCCGTGCGTGCGCTTGCCGATCGCGATCGCGACGTGCCCGAACTGTCCGATGTCGTAGTACAGGAGGGAGCCGCGTGGCGCGTCGGATGGTTTCCCGCCGATCGTCTTCTGCGCTTTGGGGATCTTGCCCCAGGCGATGATCGCTGACCCGGCCCACGCCGGCACACCGTACGCCTGACGGCAGTGCGACTGGCAGAGTCCGGTCCAGTCCTGTGTCGGGTCTTTCACCTGATTCCTGCTCCAGGTGATGACCTCGTTGATGTTCCTACTGAGATATTTCTTCGCCATCCTCGCCCGCCTCCTCGATGTCGACGAAGTCGCCGCCGTCTTCCGGCTCGACCGGGACCTGCTCCTCGAACCCGCTGCTCATGGTTTCTCCTTCAGTAGTTGTGCGGTGCCTTTGTCTCCGATGCCGGTGGCGACGATCGCGGTGAGCAAGGACATGATGCCAGCGCCGGACGCGACGGACAGCATCTGCGCCCAGTCGAGTCCGACGATGCCGAGGGCGTCCGTCCCCATGAGTGCGAGCAAGGCCTGAGCCATTGTGCGGATGGTGCGTTCCGCTGCGTCTTCCCAGAACTTACGTGTGCCCATCACTGCCCTTTCGTGAGATGGTCGCGTACATGCTCATCTAGTCTCGCGTGGACTTTGCCTACTGAGTTAATGATGCGTTCGGCCCGCTCGTCTTCATGCATCCGCAGGTCTTTGATGTCCTGGCGTGTCTCCTGCGCGTCTTTCTCTAGCCGGTTCACAGCATCCCTGAGACTGCTTCCACCGTTCGGGGTGAACTGCTTCGACATGCTGATCTGCGCCTTGATGATCCACGACAGGCCCGCGAGGAGTGTCGCACTGACCGCGACGAACGGGAGGTAATCTTCCGCCGTCATGGCGCTGGCTCTGGTGCAGCGGGAGGAACGAAGATGTCAAGCGTCGGATCGTAGGAGAATCCGAGGCCAGCGAAACAGCCCCGGAACGAACCCGAATAGCTTGTCTGCTTCCAGACGCCTCCGAGGGCGAGACAGTCGGGGTGTGGCCCTGTAATGAAGGCTTGCCCAATTGGTTCAGACTCAGGGAAAGTGCCACCACCGCAATCGGCGTTACCGATCACGATGATGTCACGCACAATGTTGTTGTCGTCGACCTGCGCGAAATGAGCCATCAGACTGCCACCCTCACAATAACTAGCCCTGAACCGCCATTGCCGCCGCTTGTGTCTCCGCCGCCGCCACCGCCGCCAGTGTTCGCGGTGCCGTTCACACCTGCGCTTGCCGCGTTGCCACCACCACCCGAGCCACCAGTGCCAAGAGTTACTGTCCCAGCGCCGCCACCACCACCCGCGAACGAGTAACTTCCAGCAACATACGCGCCGGTTGGTGTCGTGCCCGCTATTGACGTCGTTGTACCTGCGCCGCCGTTACCTCCAGCGGATGCTGAAGCGTTGGCGCCTACTGCACCGGCTCCGCCGCCACCGCCCGATGCGCTGACCGCACCGGAACCGCCGTTATTTCCTAAACCGGTAATGCCAGCGCCACCGTTCACGCCAACGTTGTTGAAAGCGCCACCACCGGATGCACCGTTGCCGCCAGCTCCGGCAGAACCACCTAGCCACGTCGGCCCTGCGCCACTGCCACCGCCGGAGCTGTAGAAGTCAGCTAAGCGGCTTGTGTTGCCTGCGTTCCCGGTACGTCCGCCGGTGCCACCCGCTCCGCCTGCGCCAACAGTGACCGTGAGCGTTCCAACGGGTAGGTAAACGCTTGTGGCTACGAGTGCCCCGCCTGCGCCACCACCACCGCCCACATTGGCACCGTTGAAGCAGCCCCCGCCGCCGGCACCACCTATCACGACGATGTCCGCGAAACCCGCCGTAGAAATATTGATAGTTCCGCTCGCCGAGAAGGTCAGGTATTTGTACCCGGTGTAGGTGCCGGTCGCGGTATCTGAGAAGTTCGCCGCGCCGACACCGCTAAAAAAAGGTAGGAAACTCCAAGTGTTCGTCGCGGTCTTGATACAGGTCCCGCCCGCGTTCTGCGCGAGCGTAAGGGTCGCCCCGTTGACAGTGACTCCAGCGCCTGCCGTGACCGTGACGACGCCAGCCCCCAGGTTGATGAGGACGATCTTCGTCCCGACCGCGAACGCCACGGACGCATTCGGTGGGATCGTCGACGTGGTCGCGGATGCGTTCGAATAGGTCACCCCGCCGCCATTATCGGCGAGCACGAGCGTGTCCGACGTCCCCGTCACCGTGCGCAGCGTCAACGCGTTAAACGCTGTGTTCAGGTTCGCAGCCGTGAGGACTGCCCCTGCCGTGAAAGCAACCATGCCTCTCCTTCCCTAGAATCCTAGAATATCGTCATCGAGGACGCCGAACGTAGCGTTGTCGAGGATGAATGCTGCGAGCGTCTCCGACAGGGTGAACACGACGTCATGCCGATCCGGGAGCGCCTGGTGACTGATCTTGTCAATCGAGACGATCTGCGAGATAGCGGAGCCGATCGATGACGGCGTGAACCCGACCGTGACAACGTCGCCCAGTTCGAGGTCGAGGACGCTCGCCTTCTGCCCCGCAGTGATCCCGTCGAGGCTGACCGTGAGCGTGTCGACCCGGTATTGCGGTTGGGAGTACAGGCCGACGAGCCACGACGACAGTGCGGACGCCTCCACCGAACTGGACAGGATCGTCGCATAATTCACGTCCATCACGCCGTATGCGGCTTGCGCTGCCGTGTCCTGCGCGAGTGCCGTCCCCGCGACAGTCCCGCCAGCAGTGAACGTGATGCCGACGGTGTTCTTCATCTCCTCCGTGCCCCACACCACCGAGATATCGCGGTATGGGATACCTGTCGGCCCGAACGTGATCCCAGTCGTGAACGCCTGCAGCTGCGCACGATCACGGAACGTGAGTGCCCCTTGCCGGCCGATGAACAATGCACCGAACTCCGACGTCTCCACCAGCTGGAGATACGAAAGGACGTTGGCCGTGGGTGACACGACATCCGCATCGAGGGTCGACTGCCCCGGCCCGATGTCACGCTTTACCGTCGACCATCCCGCCTGGTCGAGGACGGCACTGACGCGAGGCCCGGACAGTTGCGCGGTGAACGTCCCGCCGGTCATTGTCTGCTGGGCGAGGATCGTGAAGCCGTCCGACGCTGACACGGAAGCGACCGCATCGAATCCGCCCGCCGGGTAGTCGAAGTTCCAGTCCTCGACGAACCCGGAGAATATTTCCTCCCCGTCCTCGTCGATGACGATCTGTTTCCTCGGGAGGATCTGCGTGTAATACGGTCCGGCCGTGTACGTCGGGTCGAAGATCCGGCTCCGGTTGTCGAGTTCGATGTTGCACTGTCCGGCCGTGAACTTCTCCAACGTCCGCGACCGGCCCCTGTCAACCTGCACCGATCGGAGGTACTGGGTGACGTCGATCAATGCATCCCCGCCGAGGACGTACTGGGTGTTGTCGAGGACGCCCTTATCCGTGTCGTTAAGGGTGAAGAAGTTGACGCCAGTCGTGTACGACAGGTCGAAGGCGATCTGGGCGCGGATCGTCATGCTGCCCTAAACACCGGCCCGTTAGCCTGCTCGAACTTCTTCACATATTCCACGATCGACTGTCCGATCGCCCGCGGATCGCCCACACCCGCCTGAACCGTGATCTGGTACGTGTTCCCGCCCATCGCGTTATTCGGCACGACGTTGCCGTTACTGCCCGGCACGAACAGTTCCGGCCCCTTCTCACCCACGATGATCGGTTTGCCACCCAACACCGGACCGCCGTTCGCGAATCCGGGAAAGAATCCACCCTCAGGAGCCCCGATACCGCCCGCGAGGAAGTCCGCAAGATTCGACGCCTCCACCGGACTCATCGTCGGAGTAACACCAGGAGACACCCCACCCTGACCCGATGATGTTGTCACCACGTTGATGTATGACGTCCGGTTCATTGCAGCCGCGAGATCATCCATCATCGACAGGAGCGCCTTCCGGCCCTTGCCCTTCGACCCGATCACTTCGAGGAGCGCCTCGATCATCGACACCGCCATCTGGATGCCGGCGGTCGCGAACTGCTTCGCCGCATCCAGCCCGACCGCATCCGCGATCGACTTCACCGACCCGACCGCCTCATTCGTGCGTCGGATGTTCTCCTGAATGTTCCCATCGAGGAACGCGTCAGCGACCTTCATCCCGTTCTCAAGGTTCATCGCGGAGATCTCCTTGAACGATGTCTCGTTCAGGCCGGCCGCGAGGAGCTGCCGCATCTTCGCCCCGAACTCGCTGACCCTCTCCGCCTGCTTTACGAACGTGTCAACGATTGACGCTCCGCCCTCAGCGGCTTGCGTCTGCGCCGTCTGGTAGATCGACTGAAGTTCAGCGACCTTCTTCTTCTCCGCGTCTGTCTGCTCCGCTGACAGGGTCGCCTGATAGTCGACTAGATCCTTCAACGCAGCCTTCACCGCGTCGTTCCGGGTCTGAAACAGTGTCGCCGCATCGTCAATGGACACGAGTTTCATGACCGAATTTGACACGCTGGACGCGTAGTCGTTGAACGACTTCACGCCGTCATCGGTTGCCTTCTGCGCTGCCTTGATCGCCTCCGCATACTTGTACACCTTGACGGTCGCGCTTGCTGCGCTTCCTCCGACACTGTCCGCTGCTCCATCCGTCGCCTTGGAGTAGTCATTCATGATTCTCTCGCCTTGCTTGAGTACCTGTCCGTACACAAGATGCGATTTAGTCGACACATCAATTGCGTTGCCGGCAGCGATCGCCGACGTCACTGACCCGGACGTCGCAGACTTCAAACCCATCTCCGCCGCGAACGCATTCGTGTACGCCTCAGTCCGAGCATCCATCGACACCGCGAGTGCAGCGTTCGCATCGGCGAGAGTCTTCTGCGCCCCCTCAATGTCGTGATCTTTCGTGATCTGCTTGAAGGCTATGAACGCCGCGACAACGAGAAGCACTTGATCCCGCAACACAGCGAAATCGTCGAGCAAGCCCTTAATGAACTCAACGAATCTCGGTGTACCGGCGACAATGTTCCCCAGCTGGGTGCCGATGTCTTGTATCGCCGGTGTGAGGTCGTTAAGCGTTTGAGTAAGCGCATCACCCGCATCGGTTCCGTCCGAGAATCCCGACGTGACACCCTCCATGAATGCTTTCCCGAAGGACTCTTGGAGTTCGCCGAATGCGACGGATACGCGGTCGATCTGGCCTTGATAGGTTCCAGCCTTGACCGCTGCCTGCCCGCCGAACGTCTCAGCGAGCTTCTGCGTGATGAGGTCCATGTCGCCGGTCTTCAGCGTCGCCTTATCGAGGCCGGCCCCGAGCCGTCCCAAAGCACCCGTCGAACCGTCAAACCCCTTCGAAATACTTGCGACCACAACCTCAAGCGATTTCCCAGTCCCGGCGGCCACGTCCTGGGCGAGTTTCAGAGTGTCGGTGGCGAGCGCGACATTGTTCGTGCTGCGCAGCAACCGATCCATCGCCGGGCGGAGAAGGTCATCGGCCGTACCCGTCATCCGAGCCAAACTGTCGATCGTGCTTTCGACCGCTGCGGTCGCGCCCTCCATCCCGAGGTTTTCCATCGTCTTCGCAAGACGTGCAGCCGCAGCCTCATCAGCAAGGAACGCCTTTACACCATCAACGCCGAACGTGATCGCCATCTGTGCGCCTGCTTGGATCGCCTGGAGCGCAGCGGTACCGACTGCGGCACCCATGCCGGCAGCGAACCCAGCCATCTTCGTGAATGCCGCTCCAGTCATCCCGGACTGGTTCTTCAATAGGTCGAGGTCATGCTGCGCCCGCTTGATGTCACGGTCCCGGTAATCCCCTTGGATGACAATGTCGATTGCCATCAGCGTCGACCCCCCAAGATTCTGTCCGCTGCACGTTCCGCGTCACGGATCACTGCCGCGACCTTCTCCTTCGCCCGAGCGACGACAGCATTATTCTTCATCGCCTCATTCATTCCACGCGCATACTTACGGCCCGACTTGTTATTCAGGTTGTCGACGAACGACCGTCCACGATACGACGACTCCTGCCCGTACCGTTTCCTCGCCGACCCGGCGAGCGCATACATCGCGCCGGCCGGCGACATTGTTGCGACCGCGACCCGGAACTTACCGCCCGTCGTCTCCCTCTTCGGCTGCGACGTCACGACCTTGATCCCCGTGCGGACCTTCGCCGCGTTGTAGGAGAGATCCCTCGTCGATGACACGCCAGCCTTCGACACTCG